CTACGATAGCGTCTGCAATCTCTTGAGGTGTTTGGTCGTTAAAAGCAGATGCTCCCATAGACTCGCCGCTCCATGTTGGGCGAAAATCCTCTTTACAGATTGTAAATTCGTTTTTAAACTTTGAAAGAGTAAGTACTTTCTCCGAGTAAGCTACAGCGTCCGTTGCTGCTGTAGTACCACAAGCGTAGTCTACTACTCCTAGAGTTACGTCTAAGTTTCTCAAGTTTAGTTTGTACCCTACGTCTGGTACAACGTTAATTAGTCCAAGTCTAAGAGTATCCTCTTCCTTGATAGCTTGCAACATAATGTCTACTGCTGCCTGCCCTGCGTAATTTGATGTAATTGCCATTTCTTTATCTATTTTAAATTAATTAATTTACTTGTTTTGATTTGCTAGTTTAATAGCCTCAAGGATTCGCCCTTGCTTTGTTAAAGTTACTTGTTTTGGTTGTGAGCTAACAGGCTCTACAGACGGCTGCGCCGAAAGTGTTACTACCTGCTCTTTTAACTCTACGTTTTTTGCCTCGATGTCTGACAATTTTGTAAGCATTTCAGACATTTTAATCTCCATACTCTCGGCGTAAGCCTTAAACATATCGTCTAAAATCTCTTTAATTACTTTCATAGACTCCTCGTCTGCGTTTACTTCCTCAATCACTTCCTCTTCCTCTTCTAGCTCTGCCTCTACTACTTCCTCAGCCTCTGGAGCTACTTCCTCCTCAGCCTCAGCCTCAGACATAGACTCTACTAGTCCGTCTTTTACAACGATTTCGCCGCCCTCGTCTATTTTATACGTTCCGTCGGCTAGAGATACTTTCTCGCTTTCGTCTGCAATTAAAAAAACAGCCGTACCAACCTCTAAACTTTCGCCGTCGAATTGAATATCTAGCTCGCCAGATTTTACACTTCCTAGAGTTACCTCTACCTCTTGCTCTGCTCCAGATACTATCTGTTTTAGCAATGCTAGAATATTTTTGTTATTCTTACTCATTTCTATATTTGATTTTAAAGTTACTTCCTCAAGCTCTACCATTCCGTCAATAGAGAATCCTTTTAATTCGCCCGTTTTGATATAGTTATTCCAAATATCGTCATTGTCTACTTTCATAGAAACGAGCCACGAGCCTTTAGGATATTCTAACCCAAACGCTGCGGACTTATCTACTTTGGGATTTTCTACTAGCCACGACTCTACAAACGTAACGCCCTCGATAGGCTCGTCATGTTCTAGCTTAGAGTTTAGTTGAAATCCAGACTGAAAAAAGTTCTGAGAAAAATCTTTTATTGTTTCTGCGCTAAAAAACATCTCAAACTCGTTACCGTCCTCGTCTACTCTGTAGATTAATTGGTCGGGCTGTAATACTAATCCCATTAAAATACGCTGCTCTTCGTCTACTTTCGCAAACTTTACAATCTTCTCTTGTTTAGCCATTGCGATAAACGTTTCCTCAGTCGCAGGCGCGTTTACCAAACTAATAGCAAAGACTCCTTTGCTCTTTTTATTGTATTTGCCCTCGTATCTCTTCATAGTTTTATATTATATTAACGAAAAAATTACTTTATTGTTTCACTATTTCTAAAATCCGCTGCCCTCTACTATGTTGCGGTCTGCGCTTTGAGCTGTTGTAACCTCTCCGCTCACGACGTACGCTTTAACGGCGTTCTCTTGCCCTTGTATGCTTTGCTGTATTGCGTTGCTCTCGCTACCCTCTACTAGATTAAACGCTGGAGCCTCTGCTCCGCCCTCTGCACCTCCTCCTAGTTGTGGAGTTCCTCCGCCTGCGCCTCCTTTACCTAAAGCTGCTAGTCCTTTCGCTAAAGCAATACCAGAGGTTGCGACTCCTATACCTGCCGCTAGTTTTGTGCTAGCTATATCTTTAATTAACAAAGGCACGTCCGCAATTTTTGCAGGGTTTGGAAACGTTCCTATAAATGCAGGGATTGCAGCGTATGCCGCTTTTCTTTCTGCTATACTTCTAGAGGCTGCCATAATGGTTTGAGCAATACCCACGGCATTGTCTGCAATTAATGCGGTAGCTTGTAGGGCTTTATTTTCTCCTGCAAGAGACGACAATATACCTATACCTGCCTTAGTATGGTTTATAGTAGCGTCCTCCATTGCTCTTTTAGATTCCTCGAAAGCTTGTTTTTCTGCAAGCTCTTTGTCGTTTCTTTCTTTGGCATATTTACGCCTTGCGTTCTCTATATCGTTTAGCTTTTTATATTTAGCCTCTGCGTCTATAATATCCTGCTTGTCTTGCTCCTCTTTCTCTTTTTTCTTTGCCTCTGCCTCTGTTCTTTCTTGCGCTGTTAAAGCTGCAATTTGAGTCGTTACAAGTTTAGCTTTACGTAGCTTTGCCGTCTCTAGGTCTATAAGCCTAGCCTTTAGGTTTGCCTCTTCGTCTAGGTCTGCCTTTGTAGAGCCTCCTAGAGCGTTCTCCGCTTTTTTAGCCTCAAATCTTAACTTTGCAGCGGCTATCTCTTTCTCTGTAATTTCGTCCTCGATTTCTCCTGCCTCTGTTAAAAATGCTATCCTTTCTTTTACAGAAAATAACTCTTTGTTAACTGCCTTATCTAATAGCTCCGCCCTCTTTCTATTTGCCTCTGCTCTGTCTACTATTAAAGCTCTGTCTAGTTTGTCGGCTGCCGCTCTTTGGTCTGCGATTACACCTGCAATTCTAGCCTCCTCTTTCATTTCTGTAACTAGGTCTTTTGTTGCTCCTGCAAGTGCTACCGTTGCCTGATATACTGGAGACGTTTCTACGAGTAGCTTTTTCATTCCTGCGCCTGCGTCGTCAAGCGCACCGCTAAAGTCTCCGCTAAATGCTTTCTTTATTGCACTACCTAAAAGACCTAGTCCGTCCGTTACTAGCGCTATCTGGTCGGTTACATATTCCTTTATAGAATCTCGAAAACCTTTTAAAGCCTCTACAGGGTTTGTAAATGCGTCCATTATTGCCGTACCTAACGCCGCTAACCTGTCAACTAAAACACTTGTTAACGTACCTATAACGCCCATTATTTTAGCAAACTTGTTTTGCCCTTCCTCTGTGCTTTTAAATGCGGCTGTAATTGCTGCGATAGTTATAACGATTAAACCGATACCACTAGCAGCAATAGCTCCGCCAATACCTCTAAAACCTAAAGCTACAGTTTTCAAGCCTCCTGCAAACTTTTTTAAAGAGGATAAAGCCCCTCCAGTCATTGTATCAATAGAGCCGCCTAGATTTGCTGAGGATTTGCTAACCTCGCCCACCTCTTTATCTAGTTTTTTAGTTGACTTTGTTACGTCGTCTACTCCTTTTTTTGCCTCCGACGAATCGACGGTTAATTTTACTTTTACCTCTTTCATTATCTTTTAGCTTTTATAATTCGTTTTACTTTTCGTTTTAATCCTCTCCAAGTTATGACCATCTCGTTTTTACCCTTTGCAATCTCTACGAAATCCCCTGCGCCGTAAAACTCGCCTCTTCTTAGTATATCGATTACATCTGTAATGTGATTACTCATTTTGTACTATTGTTATATCTGTTGTTATTGAATCCTTTACGTATCGTATTATCATACTACGAGTTCCAGACGGCGTCGCCCACTCGTCTACGGATATAGTCGCTAGGTTGTTAGCCGTTCCCTCTACGCCCGTAGTTATCCAAGACGTACCGCTACCGTCTGCTATTTTTGTAACCGTATAGCTTTCTATAAATTCCACGTTAAAAGCCATATCCGTTGCCCACCTTTCAATATTAATAATAGACGGAATGTATACTCTATTTTGTAGAGTAGTGTCAAAGCCGTTTATTAGCTCTAACTTTGTTAATCCGTTTAAGAGGTTATAAGAGTACTTATTTATCCTGTAGTCTATTTCTCCGATTGCGATAACATCGTTTAGCTCAAGCCTTGTAACTATCTGTATAGGCAAGTTTGCGGTATACATAAACGTTCGCCTCTTTAGTTCAAAGATTGCCGTTACATAATCCTTGTAATGTATACTATATAAATTATTAACTAAGCTCTCTCCTGTAAAGTTGCTAAACTCCGCCTCGAATAGATTTGCATAGACTGGCGCTACAGGGCCAAAGTGATGTATTGGTATAACTAGGCTAGTGTTTAAAACAACGTCCGCCGCTAGGTCGTTAACAAATCTTATAGGCGTTGCTGAAATATCTTGTTTTGATGTGTAATGTAAAACCGCCTTAGGTACAACTTCGTTTAAATTATCGTCTAGTATTACGCCCGTTTGTATGTTTGTATTTGTGCCTACTATATCGTCGTCTTGCTCTACTAACCTCTCAAAGTATATTTGTTCAAATGGTAGCTTTACCTCTAGCGTATCGCCGTCTATTAATTTTTTAGGCGTCAAGCTCTCGTATACATTTACTAGCGATGCTCCGTAACCTTGTCCGTCGGCTGCTCTCTTTTTAAACTCCATATTTAAAATAGTACTCGGCTCCTCAAACTCGAAAGCAATACGTTTTAAAAGCTCTCCTCTGTCAACGTCAAACTTTGCGAAATCTATATATTTAGTAGCGTCGTATCTTTGACCTTGAGCGTAGTAAGAATCCAAAGTATTAACGTAGATACTTCCGTCGTCTTTTGGAATCGCTACAAGTTTAAACATATTAAAAATGCCCTTGAGAAAGTCAACGATTTTTAACTCTGGCATCTCGTCGCCTATTACTACTTCATTAACTAGAGTTTGAGCTGCTCCTGTTGTAACGTCGCTAGGCAAAGCCGTAGCGCCTACAAATTTAGTTATAGCAACCTCAGACGTAAACTCTATTTTAGAATTACTCTTTACGTGCCACGTAAAATTAAAAGTAGTCGTACCACTCGGAGAAAACAAGTTAGTACCTATTGAGATTATACCATCGCCGTTACCCCATTGCGTCCGATCCCAAGCGTAAACGTCCTCTCCTGTATCTGCGTTTCTAACTATAAAAGTATAGGGTACATCTTCGTAACCAGCCGCAGGGGTAATCTTGTTACCTATTGCAAACCTTGTATTTGTAGATCTGTCCGTTATAAAAGTTCCGACGTTAGTAGTTAAATTTATATAAGTCTCTGAGCCTGTAGTAAAGTCTACTATATCCTCGCCGCCGCCTATCGCCACCCTATCGTCTGCCTTGAGCCATAGGTATTGCTCTTTAAATTCTGTAGTACCGAAAAAATCCCTAGAGAATACTATAGGGTTATCATATATAAACGAGTTGTATCTTGTCTCTATTGCGTCGATTATCTTCGATAGCTTTACGCTAGGTCTAAGGTCGCTCCACACTACGCCCGTAGCGTGTGAAGTACTCGCTCCGTTTGCTATGTTTATAGTCGTAGCGTCTACGTCATGCGCTCCCGAATGGCTGTTATAAAAATAACGCTTGTTAGCCATTAAAGTATAAACGATGTCGCCGTCTAATAGATTCCCCTCTAGTCCTCTAATTACGTTGTCGCTTGTCCAGTCGTGGTCTAACGTAGGGAACGCCAAATCGCTCAGCATATCCTCGCCTATTGTATCCGATATATTAGGCAGATTACCAAAGAAATTAATTGTATAGCTCTCAAGTCTACCCTTTACTATATTACACTTGTTTAGCCTCCACTTTCCTAGCTTGAAAGGTACGCCGTCAATATCAATACTACCCTCTACTTTACTCCTAGCATCAAATCCGTTATCTATAGACGCATTATACCAATGTTTAAATAAGCGATTGTTATTTTTACTAGCAGGTACTGTAAAACTTTTAGAGTAATCGCCTGTATTTTTAGTAATATCGCTCACATCTAAAACAGAGCTTACAATATCTACGCTCTCGTCTGCGTATTGGTCTAGTAATTCGCCGTTAATAAATAGATTAACCATGCTTATATGTTGTTTATTTCGTTGTAACTCATTTCAAACGTCATAGTATAGTTAATAAGCCTATCGTTTTGCCTTGTCTTGAATTTCTGCGAGGTCTTTTTTATGTTTAAAGGCGTGTATACATCGCCTTGTCTTGTATATGGTTGGCTAACAAAACTCCAGATTCGCTCTGTTAGTAGTATTTGCTTTAGTACTTCGTTCATATCCTCGTCAAGCCAACCCGTTTCCGCCGTTAATGTAGTGCGACCTTGAACGCCATACCTTACAAACTGATGGAATCCGTCCGACGCCTGCCCTCTGTTAGTCTCAAAGCTGCTATCCGTTACGTCTATAGTCTCCTCTTGCTTTTTAAAGAATGTAAAGCTCTGCAAAGCGCCGTCTTTATTTTGAAAAAATACATCTAAGGGAGTATACTTACATTCGTCGGTTAGGTCTAGCGTTGTCGTTTTGCCTTGCCAGACTATTTCTATATAAGCCTCGTCTACTGCTGTAGACAAATCAATCCACACGTATTTTACTATCTCGCTACTCTCGTCGGATTCGGCAGGTATAGCAGAGTAATTTATATCTAAACTAGGATAAGATTTCACCGTTATAGTATCTGGAGAGGGAGATACAGGCACGTAGATAGGAAACACAAAGTTTCCGTCTCGATTTACTTTATACTCTTGAGGATTTAAAAGCGTTTTATTAGACACCGTCGTTACATTTCTGCCCTCGTTTCCGTAAGCATACCCTAGCGTCATTATCTGAGTAGTCTCATGGTACAAGGTAGCGACTGCGTCATAGGTTACGTAAGTATATACCCATTGTTGATTATTGCCGTCTATTAATTGTACTTCAGAAACTAACGAAATAGACGGCTCAGTGAATTCTATATAGTCTTGAATTATAGCGTTTATGTTTATACTATGCGAGCCTGTTGATGCCGTTGTATTTTGGTAGGTTATCTGGTAGCTATTGGTAGAGTCTGGAGTAGACTTGTCGCCATTCCAAACCCAAACGTTTAGCGTATACTTTGCGCAAGTTACACCCCCATACACTAAAGGAGTATCTATATAAAACGGACTTAATGCTCTTATCATTTTGTTATTGTTACGTTATCACTTTTAATATTTATTCCGTCGATAAGGTCAAGAGCGAAAGCCTCGCCTATCTCGTCGCCTAGTTTTAGTACTTCATTATCTAGAGCGTCTGTAAAGAAATGCGTCGTTTCGATTCCTGTGTGGTATACACTATTAGCAATCGCATAAAGCAAACCTTTACGACTTGTAAATTTTCCCTTTGCATCTCTAGGAGCTATACCCTTGCGGATAGTCCACCCGTTAAAAGCCATAAACGGCGGCTTTTTATCTTTGTACTTAAACTTATTATTTGTTACCTTTTTAAGTTTCCAAGCTGCGCCCGTTACTTTTTTGCCCTTTACTTTTTTATCCGCTCTTTTACCTCCGACACCTTTAACCCCTGCGTCTACATATTCCCAATAATCCGCTAGAGTAAACTCTATAGAGCTACGCTTTACTTTATAGGATAGGTTTTTAGATAGGTTGCTATTGCCTTTCTTTTTTTTCTTTAGATTAGCTCTTGCCTGCGTTACTACATTACTCCCTAGAGTATTAAATATTTTCGTTACACTTCCCAAAAGCAAAAGCTAGTTTCGTCTATTGGCATCTCTACCTCTAGGCTCATATCCCAACCGTCTAACAGGTTTTTGTCTGAGTAAGTTATCTGCGTCAAGGTCGGACTATCCGACGCTGTTATATTGTTGTCTGCAAAGTCTCTATGCATTTTAACCCAAAGCGCATTTAAGCAAGAGAGCGTACCATTGTAGTTATCTACCTCATTATCGTTGAGGTAAAATTTATCGTTTACATTCTCGTTATTAATGTCTCTAATATCTAGGCATTGTATATTAAGGCTAAAGGTAATCGTAGCGTTTGAGCTAAACGTTGCGTCTGTTATATCGATATTAAACAACGGGAATATATCGCCCTTATTCAAATCAATATCCGCGCCCGTCGTGATTGTTTTAACAAATACGTCTTGCTCTGCTAAACTCCTTATATATCTTAATAGTCTACTATATGCGTTCATTCTATAATTGTGTTACGTTATTTCCTTTCCTTAGTATTGCCTCCATATTTTGCCTGTCTAACTTATGAGCTAGGAACGTGTGAAACTCATGTACCTTTGTTTCTAGCACTCTGTCGATTTTCAGTATATCATTGCTCGCCATCATATCAATAGTTACGTACCACCCCCATTTTGAGAAATAGTCTACCGCTTGTTTTTCTCCTCCACTTGACTCGTATATTTCTGGATAGCCTCCTTTAATTCTCTCGATAAACTCCAAAAAAAAACCAGAGCGCCGTTAACTATATTCATAGGGCAACTTCGCATCTCCTCACATAGAGCCTTATCGTACTTATAGGGCAGTATCTCATAGTTGCCGAAAGCGTCCTCATTCGTAACCCTACGAAATAAGATAGCTATAATCTTATGCATCTCTTTAAAGTCCATTCCTATAGTGCTGAGGTCTACATATTCCGCCGTCGTTATCTCGTCTAGGTTTGGGATAAAGCCGTACTCTACTCCATTAAGCATAAACCGCTCCTCAAATTCTACGTCTTGCTCACATGCTGCTATAATCTGCGCCATCAAACCCTCGTAGTCTGTGTATACTAATTTCTTTACATCTTGTTTTTTCATTCCTGTAAACAAAGATATAACCCTCTCAATCATTCCCTGCTCTGTCATCTTATCCTCTCTCGCTCTGAGCGCCTCAAACTTGACGTATTGGTCTAGAGTAATATCTGCGATATTTTCGGGTACACTAATTTTAATAGTCTCTGTCATATAATAAAAACGATTTTTGCTTAGTATTGTTTCTTTACCTTATTTCTATTTTGCCACGATTAGCCAATAGGTGTAATACTCCATACCTCAGCGCGTCCAGACTATGGTTGTACATATCGCAAGCTAACTGCGCGCCCTTGTCTGTGTATACGTAGTTGTTTAACTCCTTTGCCATATTCGTAGAGTCTGCATCGACGACAAGCTCATAGTCTTGAATTAATGAGATACCTGCCGCGATACTCCCTGCGCCTTTCTTAGCGCCTCTAATATTGAGACCTAGCTTTTGTAACTCTGCGATAGTTCCTGCGCTTGCGCTATCTCCTATAATCAAATTACGCCCTGCTCTCTGTCTATTGATTGCGTATATTTCGGAGATGGTAATCTTCGACTTGTATAGCTCCTCCTTTGCGTAGATTATTTTCTTTTTTTTATCTATAGCAATAGCGACTAAGGTTGTCGGGTCTGTGAATCCGTAATCCTGTCCGTAGATAACTTGCAACCCGTCGGGGTTAAATTCGCCAAAGCGCCAATTTGTATAGACGACTCCCTCCGCTTTTGAAAGCCAAGAGCCTAAAACGACGTGCTTATATTTTATCGGATTGCTAACTTTCATATCCTCGAAATAATCTAGTATCTCGTCGGGTACAAACTCAAGACAATCGAGGTAGGACGTATGTATATAACAGACGTTATCCTTTACGCCGTTGTATCCCTCTTGCACGCCTCTACTCTCAAAGTATTTCATATAGATAAAATGCTCCTTACTCGTAGGGTTTAAGATTAAGACCTTTATATTTCGGTTTGGATTGCTTGCGTCGTTACCTCTAATTGATAACACTATCTTGTCGTAGATTGCCTCGTCTTGCATCTCCTCCGCCTCGTCTAGTATAAGCATGGAGAAATCTTTTAACCCCTTGAGGTTTGCAGTCTGGACTCCAGAGCCTGCCTTTAATCCTTTAAAGACTATCTTGCTTTTATTGAATTTTGAGACAATCCTATTTTGCTGCGACTCGAAAAAACTCTCCATATTCATGAGTTCGATTTTCTCCTCTACCTCAGCAAATATAGAATCCTTTAGAGAGGCGTTTGTATACCTGCTGTAAAGTATTCGATGTCCATACCTCGTGCAACTATTTAAAGCGCTTAGAGACGTCGCAAATGACTTCTGAGAGAATCTGCCACCTGTTATAATAAACGTATCCACGCCGTCGGGTATATTAAACAAGGGCGAAAATTTTGGGCTTATGTTTACGCTACTCATTCTCTGGGGTTACGTCGATTGCTGAGGTAAATGAAATCGTCGGAATGTTTACGCTATTTCCCTCTGAGGTTATATCCACGCTCTGCATTGGTTTACCGACTGTATACTCTAGGTAGAGCTTTGCGCTTTGAACGTCTCCAGACATCGCGCTTGCCTCTAGTGTTTGGAATACGGCTATAAAGTTTTCTTGAGAGGTTGCCTCGTTTATTAATTGCTTAAATGGGTTTTTGCGCCTGTCTATGCCTTTGGCTTTTGTAGACCAACCGCCGTTCCCTTTTGATAATTTATTCATATCTAATAGGTACTAACTATTAGTATTAGTACTATTATATAAACGAATTATAATTTATATTGTTTCTTATATAAAAAAAACCCCACCAATTAAGGCAGGGCAAACTAAAACAAAATTAAACAAAACTAACTAACGTCTACGAGTCCGTCTCTGTAGTGGTCTACAACTACGCCCGTTTTTAATATGATTGTCTTATAAGGTACTATTGAATTTTTTACGAGTAGTCTATGTATATATTTTCTCATGGTTTAAATATCTAGGGTTAATGTTACTATAAATAAATATAGCTTTATTGTTGTGTAATTAAACTCTTTGGTTTGAGCCATATATTCCCAACCTAATAGGAATCTGTCGTGCGGATAATGGAAAGCTATTTGTAAAGTCCAATCCATTATATTGGCTGTTTAGCTTGTTTAAATCCTGCGCTCCATTCGTGTTTAGAGTGGTCTCCAATAATTGTGATTAGCTTATCTCTTTGCTCATGAGTTAAAGCTAGGTCTTTGTCGAATAGTCTGTTTAGTGTTGTTTTTAAATCCATAGGGTTTTAGTTTGGGGAGTAGTTAGCTCCCCTTTAGTTAGTTATTTTACTACTTGGTATATCTTTTTTAAATCTCTTGTTATTCTTTCATACAGAGCGACCTCTTGTTGTAAATTAGCTCCCTTAATGTACCAAGAGTATTTTTGTATTTCTGTTCCCTCTAAGTCTCTAAATTGTTGTCTTGTAACTGCTTTCATAATGTAATAGTTTAGTTAATTAATTTTGTTTTTGTAAATATACAAACAATTATTTGTTACCACCAAACAAAAAACAACATTTTTTATAACTACCTAGTCCTCAGAGTTTAAAACCTCAAATATTAATTGACAAGTCTCGTATTCCTCGATATATTCAAAGTATAGCAGGGCATCTCTGGAGAGTATTATCTCGTCCTCCTCGGATTGTGGCTCGAATAAATACTTCTCGTAATCGTTATAAATAAACGTACAAACGTATTGTATCGACTCGTCTAGTAAATACTCTACCATACTGCGGTAGAATAAATCGTGCGCATCTGTATACTCTTGTTTAGTAGCCTCCTCAAAAAAATCGTGAGGGTTATCAAATATTACGGGTATCGTCATTTAAAATAGTTGTGTATATACGCAG